AAGTAACCAATTTCGCCCGGTTCTACACATTGTTCAACAAGCTTCCCTGTACAGGAGACCGGGAAGAATTCAAGAAAAGCATTGTGCTGCAGTACACGTGGAACCGGACGGACAGTCTGAAGGAAATGACAGCCAAGGAGTATGAAGCCTGCTGTACGGCTCTGGAGAAGCTGAGCGGACAAGACGAATGGCGACAGAAGCTGCGTGAGGAGCTGCGGCGGAAACGGAGTCTCTGTCTGAACCTGATGCAGAAGCTGGGCATAGATACATCCGACTGGGCACGAATCAATGACTTCTGCAGTAATCCCCGAATAGTCGGCAAAGCGTTCAGACAGATTACGGTGGACGAACTGGATGAACTGGCGGTAAAGCTTCGGTCCATACAACGGAAAGGCGGCTTGAAGCCCAGGAAAGAAAAGCAAACGATTAACCCCGTGAGCATGGTATCACTCATTCAGATTGACCCTGATGCTCCGGCAAACTGATAGGATATGGAAAATAGAAACACAAAGATTTTAGAGAATCTGAAAAAGGAAATCAACCTGCTTGCCTCTGATATGGAGAAGCAAGATGCAGCCGAGTTTTATAGTGAATTGGCTGACTGGGCATACGCCAACGGAGAGGCTATGCTGATGGAAGACGAACCTGAAATGCAGGATTATGAAAACCAATAACCCCAAAAAACAAGAATCATGGAAGAAATGAAACAAACGACCGTGGTAATGACGGCAGAGGAAAAGGCGGAATTTGAAGCCTTCCAGAGAGAAAAAGCAAAGAAAGCGGCAGAGGAAAAAGCCAAGAATGACCGCGAAATGTACAAACAGATGGTGGATGAGGAGATAGCAAACTCCATTCCGGTACTGCTGGGCATCAGTGAGCAGATCAAGGCAAGCAAGCAGACTGTGATGGACAACTTCAAAACCATTCTGGAAATGAAGGCAGACCTTTTCAAGACCAAGGTGAAGGATGACCAGCGCAGCCATACCTTTACTAACAGTGAAGGCGACAAACGAATCACGCTGGGTGTGTATGTGACCGACGGTTACCGTGACACGGTGGAAGACGGTATAGCCATTGTGAAGGAATACATCGAAGGTCTGGCCAAAGATGAAAAGACCAAGGCACTGGTGAGCATGGTGCTTCGTCTGTTGGCCCGTGATGCCAAGGGAACGCTGAAGGCTTCACGCATCGTGCAGCTTCGCAAAGTGGCCATGGAAACCGGAGATGACCGTTTCATTGAAGGTGTGCGTATCATTGAGGAAGCCTACCAGCCGGAAGTGAGCAAACAGTTTATCCGTGCTGAAATCAAAAACGAAAACGGAATGTGGAAACCTATCCCTCTGGGAATGACAGAATCATAAATAATAGAACTATGATACAAGAAGTGGAGAAATCTCCGAAAGTAGCCCTGTGCCGTGCTTGCTACGGTACAGGTAAAGTAAAGAAAGTTGTAGAATATCCCTCTCGGATCTTTGGAAAGAAGCGAAGCGAAACCGTTGAGGAAGTCTGCAGACAGTGTGAAGGAAGTGGCCGGGTAACGGTAAGCGCAAAAATGACGCTTGACATCCGTCCCTATAAACCTAAAGTAGAACCGTCTATGAACGATTAAACCTATATGGGAAAGCGGCACGGAGTCAGTTATCAGAAGCGTGTAGTAGAAGTAAACAGGATATATGACCATTATGCCAGTCACGGTGTACCGAACCGTGAAATATGGCGGCGGTACATATATCCTGTGTATGCTATTAGTGAGCGTACATTCTACAATATGCTTAAAGCGTCCGCAGACCCTAAAAATGATTTGCCGGACGATACGGTACAATTGAAATTTAACTTTGACTGGGAATGAATGAAAACGTAAAAAAAGTAGTGGCCCGGATACTGAAAGACATTCAGGTGGAAATGAGTGATGAGTTTGACAAGAACTTTGAACGGCAGGCTTTTTTCAGTGAGAAATGGCAGCGACGGAAAAGCCCCATCCGGAATGAAGGTAGAGCCATACTAACAGATACCGGGGCGCTTCGGAAAAGTATCGGAAGTCGGACAACGGAAAACAGCATTACCTTCTTTACCTCTCTGCCCTATGCGGCCATTCATAATGATGGCGGTGAAATAGTGGTGACCAAGCGGATGAAGCGTTTCTTCTGGCATAAGTATTATGAGGCAACCGGAGCGTTCGGTAGAAGAAAAGACGGCAAACTTCGAAAAGACAAACGAAATGTCCGGCTTGATACAGAAGCCGATTTTTGGATGTTCATGGCTTTAAAGAAGGCAGGAAGCACCATCAGGATTCCCCGACGCCGTTTCCTCGGCACATCGCCTGAAGTGGAAAAAGCCGTCCGTGAGATTGTAGAAGAGAACCTAACAGAGTATTTTACCATTGAATATAATATCATAAGAAAATGAGAAAAGAACTTTACCGGATGCTTTGCCGGGAGCTGAAGGCCATTGACCTTATCAAGCACATAGACTTGTGGAACCATAATGTGGAATTCATCGAACAGGAAGAAAACTGGGAGCGTCCGGCTGTCTTTGTGGAATTCTGCCCTATACAGTGGAATGCGATTGTTCCCGGTGTGGAATACCGGGCAGAACCTTTGATTAAACTGCACATCGTGACGGACTGGGAAGGTTCGAGTGCTGAGGGCAGCGAGCTGCAGGAGGATGCGCTGAAGGTGTTTGACCTGTCCGGACTGCTTCATGCACAGCTTGCCGGATTGAGCGGGGAGACCTTTTTGGAGCTGGATCTGGTGGAGAGTGATACCAATCACAACCATGAGGATATTGTGGAAAGTATCGAGGTATATCAGTGTGTGGCCATCAAGCGGCTGCAATAGCCGTCTTTATTAGACAGAAAAAGCCGCGGACGTACAAATTACCGTCTGCGGCTTTTTTGTTCAATACAGGCAAAGTAAACGCAATCAGGCAGCCTCTTTCTTGTAAAGCATCATATCTGTGTAAGAAGAGTTGTAATTCATGTGAGCATTGAATTCCACCTTTGTGCAGTTTTCAAAAGGATTACCTAAATCCCTATTTTTACCTATCCATTCGCACAGCTCCAGAATTGAAGATTTGTTGGATGTGAAATATACGTATGAATGCCCCTTCAGTACATTCAGCACATCCAGATAGTCTGCCATATTCCAGTACATGTTATAGGTCCCTACGTCAGTGGACAGATAGGGCGGATCAACAAGAAATACTACTCCAGGAATATCTTTATACCGGTTGAATACTTCCTTGTAATCGCAAGATACGATTTCCAGCCCTTCGAGATAGTCCGTACATTCCGGGTAGCCGGTCTTGCGTATATTGTTGTATAAAGCTTCCTTCCGCATATCCTGAACAGACAGTTTGTATTTCATGGAAAACAAGATAGAGGAGGAGAGGGTAATGAAATCCACATATCCGGTGCTATTCTCTTCCTGCTCGATGCGGCTGAATATTCGTTCACGCAGTTCTCCTTTAATGATTTTATGACGTGGTACGGAATTCCCTACCATTTCGCGAATGTCAGCAAGCAGCTGATTCGTTTGCGGAATGTGCTTCATGCGGAAGCGGTAGTTATCAAAGTCATTATAGATAACAGTAGAGTGGGGCTTGAGGGATTTGGTAATGTGAGACAACAATCCGGAGCCACCGAACAGGTCAACAAACAATGTTCCATCCGGATATTGCTCCAGCACTTTCATGAATTCCTTGGCTAACATACGCTTTTGCCCGACAAATGGGAGAGGGGCTGACAGATACATCTTTCTCATACGTTCAATTCAAATTTTACATTTTCATTGCCGGCAAGCAGCTGTTCTGTTTTGTCGATGTTGTTTTCGTAAATATGCACATTCCCCAGATTCAGGGTGATGGATTTTAGTGGCAACTCAATCTGTCTTGATATTAGATACAAATGATAAATATCTGCCGGCAGTCCTAAATTCGCATCGCTGCTTCGCTGATAGGCGGTCATGACCAGTTCTCCTTGCTCTATCTGGAACTGAACAAGACTAAGGCATGGAGCCTGGTTGCTTTCTGTTCCTGTAGATCCGAGAAACAATATATAGTTTTTGCTGTTCCTTTTTTCCCTGTTTATGCGTTCGATGAGTGGCGGCAGTTTTTCAAAATAGGTTGGGTAGCTGTTCACAAGGATAGAGCCGCAGTAGTCCCACCAGTTGATTCCGGCCTCCCTGTATTTTTCCACGTTTCGTTCGCCCCTCATAAACAGTTGTAACTCGTTTTTTAACTTCTTCCGCGCTATGGTATGCCCCTCGAATATATCAAGAAGGTCGGCAGGGAGCAGCGTCAGCTGTTCATTCAGTAGGTAGCGGATATTCCCTTTTTTATTGCTTTGCATCTTTCCGGACGAAAGCACCTTGCCTAAGATTTGATAATACTTGTCCATGATATGAATGTTATTTATTGCGATACAAAGGTAGGGTAGGGGAGTTTGCCTTTAGTGGGAGGAAGTCCTGATTACACTGCACACAAATTGCAGTCGGTTTTAAAACGCTTGATCAGGTCATACACCTTTCGCTCACTGATGCCATATCGTAGGGAAAGCGTAGCTACGATATAAGACACTTTTTCACCATTGGTCTGCAACTTGTTATATTCATTATATAGTTCTATATATTGCACGTCATCGGGTCGTATGCCCATGTAATGGCACGTTTTTAAAAGCTCTCTGTTCAATTTTAGTATCTCAATTACTTTCATATCCAGTTAAATTTCGTACATTTGCATTGTCTCACTTATCATTGCGCAGAATAGCGCTTACATAAAAAAGCCTCTTACTGGCGAACGAGGGTATCTGCCCCCGGTCGTGCCGGTAAGAGGTGCTTTATGTTTAAATGGTAAGTGAGACGACTATTTAACAGGCCGGGGGCTTTTTTTTATCCTTCCCCCGAAGGGATTGTCAATCATTCAATCCGATATAAATCCAAGTTGAATACATCTTTCCTTTTCCATCCTTCAGCCAGTGTGTTTTGGATGTGTCTGACCGCTTGAATGTAGAAGTCCTTCAGATTATCCAACTTTTCAAAGGTATGGTATTCGGGCTGTTCATCCGAACCGAATTTGAATGTAACCGGAAGGGTCTCTCCGCCCGTCTGAACGGCCAAATCGTATGCTGCCTTATAGTTGTATTGGTTCTCCGTAGAAAGCCATACAGGGGCGCCATTATAGGCGAATCCGGATAGGATAGCTGCATCAGTCTGGCTGTTATACCATGACATAACCAATGTGCGGATTTCCTCATCAGTAGGCTTGTGTCCGAACTCCTCTTCCATGTAGGAGGCAGAGCCGTTCTCTTTTTCCTGCACATCCCAGCGGATGCGCCATTTGTCTTTAACCGGGTTCGTGCATTCCATCAGCGATACACCGGCACTTCCTTCAACTCTTCTCATGTAAACACGTATTTGGTTCTACCTTTGCCGAATGTCTCTGTCTTGATGGTCGTTTCAAACGGGAAACCATCCGGCATTTCCTTTACTTGTGCGAGAATATTCTTCATTTCCTCGCTGTTGGTGAAGAACTTCTTTGCTTCGCCGTTCACTTCGATGGCCACAATACAGCGGTCTTCTCCCTGCTCGGTCTTGATACCGGTCTCAAAGTCCTTCACTACAATCGGTAAGTTTACCAGTTCCCGGATGCTTACCACCACACCGGGAAATCGCTTCTTGCCGTCCTCCGGCTTGTAAGCGACATTCAAGTCTTTAAAACTTCTCATTTCTTTGCCTGTTAATTTTTTAAACAACTTATTACAGTCGGCGTGCTTCGTCATGCCGTAGAAACTGGCAATCAGTTCTCGCCGTCTTTTTCTCGATTTTACCTCGTGCATCTTCCGGGCAAACTTCTGCTTGATACGTTTCCGCAATCTTACATAGTCGGGACGGATAACATAGCCAAGGAAATCAATGCCTTCTTCTACAGGGAATACCCGTTCATTCGGCTTTATTTCCAAGTCTATTTTTCCCATTTGCCTGTGAATAACATCACGAATCTTCCACAATTCCGCTTTCGTTTTACCGAGTACCAGTCCGTCATCGCAATAGCGATAGTAATAACGAACCCCGTACTTATCCTTCAGATAGTGGTCTAAAAATACAGACAGAAGCAGATTTCCTGCCCCTTGTGAACTGCGCAGTCCGAAGCTTATACCTTCCGGCAGCAGCTTAACAAACCGCTCCAGTAGCACCAACAGCCTTTCGTCCTTGAACACCCTCCGGAAGCACCACATAACAAAGTCCTGCCGCGCATTGTCGTAAAACCTACGGATGTCAAACTTGTATGCGTAAAGTGTGCCTTCCGGGTCTTTTTGCAAATCGGTACGTATGCAGTTCATCAGATCATGAGTACCGCGCCTTTTGATGCTTGCACCGGTTGTCCGGATATAACGTTTTTGCAGGTGGCGGTCCACCACATTCATGATGGCAAACACAGCGATGCGGTCTTTCATGGACAGGATCTGCAAAATACGTTTTTTACCGTATTCTTCAATTTCCCTCTCATGGTAGCCGCCCAGCCGGAATGAACCGTCCGCAATGGAAGCCGTCAGTTCGGCGATAATCTTCTCCCTATGGGCAAGCAGGAATCGTCCCTGCCTTGACCTCTTACGACCGGTTCCGCGAAGTACCGAATCGAATGCCTCCGACATATTGGAGTATTCGATGATTTCCTCGATAATATATCCTTCCCTGCGCATAAGCTATTGGTTAATAAACATGAAAGATAAGGGCCTTCCTTTCCCCGGATCTGACTTCTTCGAACTGATAACAGCCTACCAAACTCCACCCGACGCGTGATTTTTCAGCTTTCCACCCTAATGGGTGCTGTTGCTGTGGCTTGCTTCCCTCGGCACCGCTTCGGGGACACGTCCCCGGTGCTGTACGCCGATTAATTAGATTTCCAGACGCGAGCCGATATTCGCATTCGTATTCGAAGCATCGTTATTCGCATTCGCATTGTTGTACCCGCGATAGACCACACGGACTATCGGGAAACTCCACCGGGTACAAAGTTACTGATTTAACAGGCAAAATGAGCTAAAGCATTACACTATCCACCAAAATAGGGCCGACAATATGCCGCCTATGACGGTAAGAGACCAGTCTATCCAGTCCCAAAGTCCGCCTTTCAGTTTGTCTTTCAGTTCCAGACAGGAGGCTGCGACAGCTGCAGCATAGAGCGCTGTCCACGGGGTGAAGGCCAAAATGCCTACCAACAAACCGCCAATAAGGTGTTTGTAGCGGTTGCTTTGTTTGAGAAATTCGATAATTTTGTTCATAACGGGTTGTTTTTAAAAATTGTTTTGTATATTTGCAGTGAGGAATAGCGTTAGATGTTCAGAACGGGATTGTAGTTCCCGGAGCTTGCGTCTTTCGCTATTCTTTCTTTTTTATATGTTTGTATAATTCACCTCCTTCTGAAAGACTGTGCAGCGTGTATTCGTGCCAGTCGTATTCCCGAACTATTATCAGTGCTTTTTCACCTCTTACTTCTATCTCGAAAATGTGCGATTGTATGAGGTGTGGAATACCTTTGTGGTTATCTGCTGTTCCCAGGTATTTGGCTTTGGCAAATACATTCTTTATATCCAGAAGCATGAGGTTCTTTTCATGGTAGAACTTGTATGGCTGGTTGGTCCATTCTTGAAGCGTGCGTTTTGATATGTTTACCGGGAATGGGAATTCATTATTCGTGATAACTGTTCCCTGCAATGGCTTGGCTTGCTTCTTTATCTGTTTGGCATCTGCATTGGCCAATGTTCTTACCAGTTTGCATGCGGCGCACAATTCATTTTCCGGAACGAAGACCAGTTTCATATTTCCGTTGTTCATATCGCAATCCTTACAGCGCTTGATGGTGTATGGATTATAGTCGGGCATCGTCTTTTGTTCCATGCCTGCATTGAACCGGAACATTCCCTTTTTGTCAACTTCCAAAGCTGATTTCCCCCTTGCCATGGCCTCTTCGTGGTCTGTAGGCGGATACTTGGATTTGCGTACCTGGACCACGGAACAGCGGCAGCCCCATCCGTTAGGAGGATAGAATTCTGCCCAGAACGGGTCTGAAGCCGGGAGTGTGATGCCGGCCATTTCTGCATGGGTGGGACGTACCTTTGCATCCCCGGCCGTGCGGTACTGTAGATAATAGCGGTCGCCGTCCTGCATGAACCGTTCCCATTTGGCTGCCATTTCAGCCGAAGCCTGTACAAAGGTGAATTCAGCCCGTAGATAGTTTGAATTGTATGTTTCGTCGATCTTCCGGACATCATTCAAAAAGCGTTCGAACGTCTTTCTATTGCCGTTTTCATCCAACAGGGAGGGAAAGGCTTCATTCAGTTCATGGAAGGTCTTCAAGCCGGAGAATACATAGTTGGAACGCTCCAGCCGCTTGCGCATGGTCTCGGACATTTCCACCTTTCGGAATGAACCGTTCAAGACAGAAGAATGAGCTTCTATAAAATCCTGCGCTTCTTCGGATGCCAGGATACCTATTTCAAGGTTTGCCCCTTCTTGCCGGAACAGCACCTTCATCATGCGGTCAAAGCGTTCCGTGAGCTTGTCGCGCATGAGTTTTGCCTCGTCCTCCATGGAGAGGCATAGTTTCTGTTTGCCCAACAGGTGGGCATACCGCTGGTGCAGCCCCGAATAATCATCGGGGCTCAGTCGAAAAAACGGGACAGCGTTTCAGCCGGTTTGCCGTCTTTCTTTTTTTTCGGTTCTGTCGGGTCCGGCTCTTCTTTCGGTTCCTTCTCCTCGCACGGGATACCGTATTTTTCCTCAAAGTACTGAGGCTTTACCTTGTAGTGTTGCAGTACCATTTCCTCGTAAGCTTTCTGCTGTTCGGGCGTGTAGTCAATGGAGTAGTCCCAATCGAAGCGCAGCCCTTTAACAGGGAACCCGTGGCGCACCATGCGCGGAATGAGCTGGTTGTTCACTATATCCCGAAGCATATCACAGTCGCTTTCCACGAGGTTCTGGAACACTTCAAGGTGCGTTTCCGACTGTGATAGGCTGCTTCCGTCCTCGATGGTCATCGTCTGCCCGATGATAAGCTTTGACAGTTCGGAGTTGGCCCGATCGATACGCTTGTCATAGACATTGAATGCGTCCCCCTTGCCGCTTTCCACAAATTCGATTTCGGTTTCCATTCCTGCCACCATGGAGAGGGCGGTTCCGGCTTCACGCAACATCTTGTCGAGACGGTCAATCTCTTTCTGATCGCGCGAAGTGGTGCGTGCTATACGCATGGGCATTCCGAATATTTCCCCGAAGGTGTCCCAAAAGGCCAGCATGTTCTTTTTGGGAATAGTCTGTGAAGCAGCCTTGAGATACAGCCCGAGGTCGTCGGGCCTACCTGCCTCAATGAGCCAGTCGGAAAAAGGAGGCTGGCGGTAGTCTATACCTGTAGTCCAGTCCTGCCCGAGGTCGGTAATGACACGCCCATACTCAGGAATGACATGTTTGCGCGGAATAAGCTTCACATCCGAATAACAGATGCAGCCGTCGCCGTCAGTGCAAAGGTCGCCCAATTCGATGAGCGAATGTCCCCAGTAGATTGAATCAAGTGCATAGCGCATGAGCTGCTTGAACCAGGACTGGTCAAAGAAGTGAACCGCTTCCTCGTTCTCATCCCCTTTCATATCCACGATTTTGAAAGAACGTGCCATGACAAAACCTCTGCGCTGCTCCACACACCCGGAGAGGTGAAGGTCTATTTCCGCGTCCCGGTAGATGTCGTACAGGCGCTGGCGGCTGGGACTGTCCACATTGATGGCATACTGCCAGGCATCGCGCCAGTTCTTGATGTCCTTCCGGGTGAGTGCATCGGTGGTGCGTTGCAGGTCGATGACCATTTTCTGCACCCGCTTGATGTCTTTCCCCTTGGCCAGATTAAAATTGCCGTATGGCGTTTGCAGTACGTTTTTCGGTTTATTGGAAAACATACCGCTGAAAAAGTCTTTAATATCCATAATCCTACCAGTTATGATGAAGCTGCTTCTGACAGCTGTAAACAAATGAATTTCCGGACGGAAGCCCATCTTCTCCGACAGCCAAAGGCAAATCAGGGACAATTTTTCCGGCCTGTACGCCTTCAAGCCACTTGATGGCCCGTTCATACCGTTCCTTGCGTATCTCGCTTCCCATCTTTTGCGGCATGGCTGCACTCATGTGGTAAAGTGAAATGTCGCAGGTGTACATGACAATGAGGCGGTTCCGATGTTCATCCTGTGCAGAGAAAATGGCCGTACAGTCGTATTTCGGCCGTAGATAACCGGCAATTTCTTCCCGGGCTTCCGCTTCTGCATTGGTACGGTTTTCCGGGCTTACCTGCGAGATAACCTTTAATGCGTTGTCGCCGATGACAACTTTGTAATCTTCTTCTGTAATGAACATGACTTTACTTTCATTTAGTGATGAACAATGCCATTTTTTCTATATCCCGGATAGTGGTTCCCTTGCGGAAACGGTGGCGGTGAATCAGTTCACAGATGTTCCTTTTGGGGACAACTTTCAGTTTGCCACCCATATACAGGACGTAGTACTTTCTTCCGTAGAGCTTGGCGTACTTGCAAGCACGGGCAACGGCACGTTTATAGCGCCATGCAAAAATCATTCTTTTAATCAGCTGTATCATGTTACCATATATTTTTGGCGGTCGGCCTTTTACCGAACACCGGTTGAAAACTCTCCTGCCTTGAATTGCGCTGCAGCATCCAGATGGCTCCCTCGTCGGCATCCGGTGCATCATCGTGAATACGGCTGCCACGCTCCAGTGCCAAGGTCTGTTCGATTCCGGTCTGCATATCCGGCGATTCTTTCAACTTCTCATTGTAGAATACGAAACCGCGTTCCCATAATGGTGACACCGCTTCGATGCGCTGGAGCTTGTCCGGTTTCTTTCGTTTGTCCGGCATGATGGGCAGTTGGTATCCACGCAGATTCCCTTCTGCCTCAAACTCATCCAGAATGACATCCTGCATGAAGTTCGCTTCCATAAAGAACTGGACGGCTGCCGTATCACGTGTACGCTCGTAGAGGTCGTAAAGCCACCGTACCATTCCTGAAACGGTATCCTGCCGGACGTAACAGTCTATAAGGTGCAGTTCCTTCCCAATCTTGCCCCAAAGGCGGCAAGCCTTGTAGTCGTTGGAAGTGGTCGATTTGAAAGAGGGGTCGGTATAGCAGACCAGCATTTCATACTTGGATAGCCTGGGCAGTTTCTTGTAACGAATCCAGTCTGCCCGAAAAATAGTTCCGTCCACGATGGGGTTGTGCATCATCTCCTTTTCCCATGCCCGGTAGCCTACGAAATCCCTGTATTCCTGCGCCTCTTCTTTCGTCCATTTTTCGCGCCATACCGGTTCTCCGTTCTTGTCTATTGCCTTGATGACGGATACATGTACCCCTTTTGTCTTGGTGAGATTGGCCAGCACCGAGTTTTTAGAAATGAGGTTCCCGACCATGATAAAACGCCCCCGGCCCACATCCAGTGCACCAAAAAGGGCTTCTTTCACCCAGTCTGTAATGTCATGCACCCGTTTCTCATTGCGGCACAGTTCGTCGTCATCCAAGTCATCGATGACGATGTAGTCCGGACGTGCTTCCCGGTCTCGCAAACCACGTGGAGACTGTCCGCGTCCGCAAGCCAGGAATTTCACCCCGTTGGCCGCCTTGAACTCCCCATCCTGCCAGGAGGCATTCCCCTGCTGCTTGCCGAAGTCGGCAATGATGCGCTGGTTATGTTCCAGTTCTGCCTGAATATCTCCCAGCAGACGTGTGGCTGAGTCCTCACTTTTGCCGACCACCACCATGAAGTTGATGAGACGTTTGGGCTGGAACATCAGCCACAGCGGAACAAAAATGTCCATGTGTGTGGACTTGGCATGGCCACGCGGCCACATGAATACCGCTTTCAGGTTGGGTGTGCCTTTTACTTTAGCCGCTGCCGCATTGTGGAACGGTGCATTGTGGATGGTGCGTATGACTTCCCCGGGGGTTTTGTCACGCAAGGTGAGAAAGTGGGGGAAGTAATATTCACAGAACGCGGCATAGTTACCCTGCAGACGCAGAATACGCCTGTCCTTTTGTGCCGGTGTCTCGCCCGCGAGCAAAGCCGTATCCGTGATGGACTGCACTCTTTTACAGTGTTCCTTCCACTGTTCGTATGCCTGTTTCTTTTCCGCTGCTGTTGCCATAGCCGTTTTATTTTATGCCCATCTGTTCGGTGATATACAGATCCTGGTACTTGTTGATTGCCCTGACCAGTTCCGGAGTCACTTCCGGGTCGATGGTTGAACGGTATTCAATCCATTTGGAGAATGCCATGAACACTTCAATGACATCCACTACGTTGGCCTTCTTGTCTAACTTTTCAATCACCGCCGAAAGTTTGGCCAGTTTGTCCCCGAGACCAGCTACAAGTGCAGGGTCGTTCGATTCGTTGACTTGAGTAATGAGTGTATCAATGGTGAGCAGGAGTTTGTTCACCAGTTCCGGCCGGGTGACGTTCTTTGCCGCCCTTGCCTCTTTCCATCCGTCAGCCGTGCACCATTTTGAGATGGTGACGCGTGACACGTCCACTTTCTCCGCAATTTCAGTCTGTTCCATGCCGGAAAGGAACAGTGAGCGTGCAAGAGATTTTTTCTTTTCGATTTCTGCCTTTGTCATATAATAAAGAATATAGGGTTAAAGGCAGGCTTCGGAGTCCCTTGCACCTGCCCGATTTATTCGCAAAGTTGTCCGCTTATCAGCTTGCAGCCAAAATAATGTGCAACGGTTTCATAGAAGTGTGCAACCATTGCACACTTTTTTGGCTTCCCGGTAAGTGCTCTGTAATATTGCAGCGCCAATGCATAAAGGCGTGGCATGAGAAAATGAGTAAACGTGTAAGAATTTCAAACGACAGCCTGAACAGCTACGGAAGCCGTGTGTTGACATCGGGCATGAGTGTGGAGCAGTATTGCCGAAACCCGGTACTGCTGTACATGCACCAACGCGGAAACGTGATTGGTTATGTGAAGGACCTTCGGGTAGAGGATGGTGAAGTAACCGGGGAACTGGTGTTTGACGAAGCGACCGACCTCAGTAAAAGATGCAAGAAACAGTTTGAATTCGGCAGTCTGAGAATGGTGAGTGCCGGAATAGACATTCTGGAACTGAGTGACCAGCCCGAACATTTGCTGCAGGGGCAGACCAGCCCGACAATAACCAAAAGCAAGCTGTATGAGGTATCACTGGTGGATGTAGGTTCCAATGATGATGCCATCGTACTGATGAAGGATGGAAAACAAATCACATTGGGAAAGGATGGTGATTGTCCTTTGCCACTAATCAATAACCAAAAAACAACAGAAGAAATGGAACTGAAACTTTTGGCCCTTCAATTGGGGCTGCCGGAAACGGCAACGGAGGCTGATGTTAATCAAGCCTTAAATGAACTGAAAGCAGCCAAGGCAGAGAATGATTCCCTGAAGCAAGAAAACGGGAAGCTGACTTTGGCCCGTATCACTGGTCTTGTAGAAAAGGCAGTGGTGGAAAAGCGTCTGGGAGAAGACAAGAAGATACAGTTTATCGAACTTGGCAAGAAGGTTGGTGTCGATGAACTGAAGAATGTGCTTGATGCCATGCAACCACAGGTGAAGATTTCCACTGTATTGAGCTATCAGGGCGGCAAGCAGCAGGCACAGCCGTCCACCTATGCCAAACTGAGCGATGTCCCGAGTGATGCGCTGCTTGAAATGCGCGAGCATAACCCGGAGGAGTACAAGCGCCTGTACAAGGCTGAATACGGCATGACCTGTGAAATTTGAAAACCTTTAAAATGAAGAAAATGGGAAAAATTGTAATGCTTTTGACGGCACTTCTGTTCAATACGCTGACAGGTGTCGTGTGTGCTTCGGTATTGGGATTCTCTCCGGTGGCCGGAGCTGTGGGAATGAATGCGGTGGCAGCCTTTATGGGAATGGCCCCGCAAAGTACTTCAATACTCCGTGAAGGGGTTTATATGGAAATCTGGACAGGGGAACTTGTTAAGGTGCTCCGTGCCGGACTGGAAGGAACCTGGCTGTCAGGAATCCCCGACCAAAGCAGTATCGTGAATAACGATGTGATTCACCTGGTAGAAGTTGGTGTAGATCCGGATGTCTTGATAAACAATAAAACCTATCCGATTGATGTGCAGGCTTTGGAAGACAAGGATATTGCCATCAAGCTGGACAAATTCCAGACCAAGGCTACGCCGATTACAGACGATGAGCTTTATGCCATCAGCTATGACAAGACCGCCCGTGTGAAAGAGGGACATGCCAACAGTATCAATGATGCGAAGTTTACCAAGGCGGCCCATGCGCTTTGTGCGAACAAAAATACGGAAACTACTCCGGTGCTTAAGACTACCGGCGAGAAAGATCCGGCTACAAACCGTCTGCGCCTTACCGTGAATGACCTTGTGGAAATGAAGCGTGCCCTTGACAACCTGCGCGTACCGTCAGACGGCCGCAGACTGGTGCTTTGCCCCGACCATGTGAATGACCTGCTGCTGACCAGCCAGGCATTCCGTGAACAGTACAATATTGACCGCAACAGCGGCAAGGTAGGTAACCTTTACGGCTTTGAAATCTACGAGTATGGCAACAACCCGCTTTATACTACAGCCGGAGTGAAGAAGGCATTGGGTACAACGGCAGAAGCCGGTGAATTTCCGTGTTCATTTGCCTTCTACAAACAGAGGGTTTTCAAGGCAACAGGTTCTACCAAGATGTATTATTCCGAGTCAAAGAATGACCCGTTGAACCAGCGTAACCTGATTAACTTCCGCCATTACTTCATCTGCATGCCCAAGAAAGAGGATGCCGGAGTGGTAATGATGAGCGGCTATCAAGCATGATGATTATGGCAAAGTTGAAATATCTGGTAATACACTGTACGGCAACCCCGGAGGGGCGTGAGGTATCATCGGCGGACATCCGCAAATGGCATACTTCTCCGGTTGCCCAGGGAGGAAGAGGATGGAAGCAGGTTGGCTATACCGACCTGTTCCACCTGAACGGAGGCGTGGAACGTCTGGTAGAAAACAATGAGGATGCACAGGTGGACCCTTGGGAAGTGACCAACGGAGCCAAAGGATATAACAGTGTAAGCCGTCACATCGTGTATGCCGGAGGCGTGGAAAAAGACGGTAAGACCCCGAAAGACACCCGCACTGGCTGCCAGAAAAAGGCACTGGAGA